CGGCAGTACAGCCCCTCTAGGGATGCTTCTGTGGTCTATTTGCATTCCGACGAAAACCCATTCGGGGGGTATGAGCGTATAGCGAAGGACCTTCGTGGCAGGCCAGAAGAGGAGATCCTTGTCCGGGCGTATGGTGTCCCAGTTAAGAGTATGACCTCTCTCCTTCCTCTATTTAACACTGAGGTGAATGTGTTGAGTGATCAGAAGGAGAACAAGTATGGGATGAAATTTCCCGATGTGTCCAACAAGGCTAGGTATACGGTTTATCAGGTGGTGGACCCTGCGGGTGCTAGAAACTATGTCTCGATCTGGGCTGCAGTGGATGAGCGGGATAATGTTTACATTTGCCGGGAGTGGCCCGATTGGGACACTTATGGTGAATGGGCTGAGTTCGGGGATCCTAAATGGAGGTATGGTCCTGCTTCCAAGAAGATAGGGTTGAGCGTCCATGGCTATTGCGAATTGTTCGATGAGGTGGAGGATGACCTAGGGGTGGAAGTGTTTGAGCGAATCGGAGACTCCAGGTTTTTTGCAAAGGAGAACGAGAACAATGAGGACCTATTTATGTCCTTCGAGGAGTATGGATTTATATTTGTTCCATCCGATGGCCGGATGGAGGAGGTGGGATTGTCTGCATTGGATGAGTGGTTCAATTACAACCCAAATGAGCCGATCGATGCTGCCAACCGCCCGAGGTGCTACATTCACGAGAGCTGTCGCAATTTGATTGATAGCCTCATCAACTATAACTCAAAGGGGAAGATGGACGAACCCCTTAAGGACTTCTTTGATGTCATTCGATATTTGCGAATGGCGAATGGTGGAGAAGGTCCTGTCCATGTAACCGCTCGCGACTTGGCCGTCACTCGTCGAGCTTCTGGAGGATATTAAATGAAAATAAGACTAAGTACATTGGCCCAACAAGGCCACTATGAATGGGATGAGCTATTGAGTTTGGCTAAGGAAAAGCTTTCTTCCGACATGATTACTGGTGTGGGTAAGAACACTTGGATCAGTGAAGAGGGTCAGGATATATTGGCCGATGCCATGGATGTCCCAGAAGCCACTCCGTCCCACTATAAGGCTTATGTCATCAAGGTGGCACCTAACAAAAAGTATGTATATGCTTACATTAGGGACAGGCAGTTGAAGGTTCCGGTATTGGTCCCCAAGAAACTCGCCCGAAAGCTAGTGGGAAAAACCATACTGATAGAAGCCATAGAAGATGTTAGTGGAATCTCTTACAGATACAGAAGAACGTGAGCTAGATATGCTTATTTCCTCCAGAAAATGGCAACTAGAGCAAGTGGATAGATTTCTTGGATGGGAAGTGTTTAGATCATTTTCTACTGGAAATTGGGGTGCTGTTATGGAATTGGAGGATTTTTGTGATAAGATAGGCATCAACAAGAACTATCCCCATGTTTTGGTGGATCGTGTTCGCAAAAAACTAGAAGAGCAGTAACATGGAAAACCAAAACTATTCCAAGGCCATCACCTACTTGGGGAAGTCTCCAGACGTAGATGTATTGCGTCAGGCATACCAGACAACGAGCAATGAGCTTTCTGCTTATTACGATGTATGCCGCACGTCTTATGACGACAGGCGTAACTGGTGGCCGGGGAAAAGTAGGGACTTGCGTAAGCATGGAGCTGATGCTTTTCCATGGGATGGTGCATCCGACTTGGAAAGTCATGTTATTGATGAGCGTGTTACTCGGCTAGTATCTTTGTTTATGTCTGCCCTCAACAGGGCCAACATCCAGGCTTTCCCTGTGGAAGTGGCGGATGTTCCGAGGTCGAAGGTGGTTAGCAACTTCTTGAAGTGGATGACCAAGTCTGGCTACATCCCACGTTTCAAGCGTGAAGCAGAGCTAGCTGCCAACTACTTCCTAGAGCGTGGCATTATGATTACTTATTGTGGGTGGGTCATGGAAGACCGCACCTTCAAGCAAAAGTTTGACATGCAGCAAATCGCTGCTGCTGACCCCAACCTGTCCCAGATGATACTGGATGGCACCCAAGACGATGAGGTGGTAGTTCAGATGCAGGCGGTTATCAAGGTGACTAAGGAAAATGCCCGTAAAGCCCTGAAGGATTTGCGTAAGTTCGGCATGGCTGAAGTGCCTACCGTCCGGCGGCAGGTAAATGCACCAGAGGTCAAGACCCTTGGTCCTGATGGAGATTTCATTTTTCCCGCATATGTCACTGACCCCCAACGTGCGCCTTATTGTTTCTGGCGGACGTATTACACAGCCCAAGAGCTGGAGAACAAGGTACAGACAGATGGTTGGGACCCCAATTTCGTGGAACACGTTATCTCTAAATACTCTGGAGTGAACATAAACTCCTTGGAGAGGGAACAGGAGGGAAGGCGTAGCATATCACTAACTGACGATGCTTACGAGGCCGAGGAACTAGTAGAAATAATACACGGATACCAGAGACTGATCGACTCGACCGACGGGTCGGAAGGGATCTACGAGACCGTGTTCCACGAATCATTTTCCGGCGACGAGGGGTTAGAGATCCCTGGTTACGCCAAGTTTGAACTGCTTAACGGATATGAGGACTACCCTGTGGTGGTTACCCGTTTTAGTGAAGACAATAAGCGTTTGTACGACACTGCCACTGTTCCGGGTCTTTTGCGTGGCATACAGAACCAAGTGAAGGTGGAACGCGATAGCCGCATCGACAGCAACAGCTTGTCCACCCTTCCTGCCGTTACGCACCCGAAGGGACGTAAGCCCGAAGAGATAGGTCCTGGTCGATTTATCCCCGAAGTGAGGGCTGGGGAAATTAGGTTTATGCAAGGACCGGGTTTCAATCCCGGATCCGTTGAGATGGAGAATAACCTCCAAGAGCAGGCCGATCGCATGGTGGGACTGGATGAACAGTCTCCACTATCTGGCATCCGCCGCCAATTTCTGGTAGACAAGTATTTGCAGCATATGGCTGAGGTGATAGCGTTATGCTACCGCAACTTTCAGAGGTTTGGTCCCGATCGCATCTTCTTTAATGTGACTGGAGTACCCGATCCCCAAATGTTTAGTAAGGGAAACCCAGATGAAAACTTCGACGTTACTATTAGCTTCGACGTTCTTAATTCGGATGGAGACAAGCAGGAAGCAAAACTAAACCAACTACTTTCATTGGTTCAAATGGACCGAAATGGCCGCATAGATATGGATAAGCTCCTGTCTGTGATAGCATCCTCCATCGATCCTGTATTGGCGGATGGTGTTATGAGACCATTGGAGGAAGCCAAGGACCAGATGCTAAAACATATAACAGATGACCTATCTAAAATTTATGCAGGAATCGAAGTACCAGCTCGCCCGAATGGCTCTCAATCGGCTCTTCAAATCATTCAGCAATATACGCAGCAGCCGGATATTCAGCAGCGTTTGCAACAAGATGAAGCGTTTGCGGCTCGTCTTCAGAAGTATGCTGGACAGTATCAATTCGCTATGCAGCAAGCTCAAAACGCCCAAATAGGGCGTATCGGGACGCAACCAGCCCAGATGGGGGAGGTACAAACCCAAGGTATGCAGCAGTGATAGCTCTGCTATTTGCTTCCATACTATTTGTTGATATGCCAGATAATAAAAGTACATCTCAATACGGAAACGACCGGGAACGCTTTATAAACTTAAACAGGCTGGCTGAATCGGTTAGAAAATATTTTGGAAAAAATCCTGCAATAGAAGCCGCCATGTATGGCAACTCCTCGGTGGAAACCGGGGGCAGCTATAAGCATGACCAGAAGCAGTATGGTGGCGGTGGAGGATATGGTGTCTTTCAGTTCGATTTTCACAAACCTTATTACAGAGAATATCTGGAAGAGGAAGGATTGCCGGATAACACCGATTCCCAGGTGAGGTATGTTTACGAAAACATATACGGGAAAAAGAAAAACATATTGGGTGCAGGCAATGCCAAGAAACTAAGAGAGGCATTTGAGTCTGATGATCCAGAACTTGTAAGTGATAAGTTTATGAAAATATTTCTTCGTCCAGGTAAACCACATCGCGATCGGCGTGTAGATGCGACCAAGAAGTATTACGAACAGCTTATCAACCGATCAGATGCACCTGGAAGATGATATAAGGGCATTGTCCCAATACGAGCATTTCGCTCGCTTCATAAATGTTATTAAGCAACGCCGGGAGGATGCTATTGCCCGTCTTAGGGGATCATCTCCAGAGCAGGTGATGCAGATATCCGGGGAGATATCGGCATACGATGACATCCTCCAAGATTGCGACTACGAGGTTTTGTTGAAAAAGTGGACTGAGTATGTGGAATAAGTTGTTTCCTGTGATATAATCACGGCTCGCCATCGCTAGGCGTAATAAGCGGAAACATAAAACACATGAGTGAAGTAGTCGAGGCGATCGCTGATGCCTCTGAAAACACAGCGGAAAACACTAATATATCCGCATCTGAGTACCAACTTAGACGCGCCAGGCAAATGGAAGAGGCTATTGCCCCTCCCACACCTGAACCGGAGATCGAGGAGTCTATTTCTGAAGAAGTTGAGACTGAGTCCCAACCTCAAGAGGAAGAGGTCCAAGATCAATCAAATGTTCTTTCAAATATCGACTTAGACAATTTGTCTGAGGGCGAACTCAAACAACTCTCCGAGGCATTGTCCAGCCGGGCCGTTGATCGTTTTGGTCAACTCACAGCAAGGGCTAAGGCGGCTGAAGAGAAGGCGAAGGAGCTTGAGGATAGTATGAAAGCCCAGCAAGAGCAGGTGCTTTCGGCCACTTCCGAAATCGAGAACAATCCCTACGACGACCTGAAAAGTGTCTCGGACATCCAAAACAAAGCCAAGGAAATCAATGATGTGATTGAATGGGCGGAGGATGTCCTATTTGAATCTGCTGATTATGGCCCTGATGAAGAGGTGACCGAATCTAATGGGCAGGCTATGACAAAGTCTCAGGTGCGTGAAGCGCTGAAACAAGCCAGGAAATCTCGTGATAAATACCTACCGGATCAATTCCAAAAGGTAAAGAGAGTGGAGGATGCTACCAAGCTACGCAAGGAATATGGTCAGAAAGCAATAAAGGAGTTCAAGTGGCTAGGCGACAAAGAAAGCGAGCAGACTAAGCAGTTTGTGCAGCTAGCCAGCCAACCAGCACTCAAGAAGGCTTATGAGCAAAATCCTGATTTAAGTTGGCAACTGCCATACCTATTAGCCCACTCGGTAAATAGCATGTTTGGAGGGTCTTCAAAGTCCCCGAAACAAACTAACGCCGGGGAAGCATTCAAGCCCACACCGCCAAAGAGTCCGTCACCAGCATTGGCCAAGTCCGACAAAACCGAGGACAATTCGTCCAAGGCACTGAAAGATCTAACGAAACGGTTTAAGGAGTCTGGAACCAAAGACGACTTCCAAAAACTCAGAGAGGCGCGATGGTCGCGTCGTCTCGCAAACACTTAAACACCCGAAAATATAATGGCACTATCAAACACATATGAAGCCAGCCCATCGGCAAATGTTTCCAACAGGGAAGACCTTAGCGATATTCTCACTATTTTGGCCCCAGAGGAAACACCTGTCCTTAGTTCGCTGGCAAAAACACGAGCCACTGCTGTACAGTACGAGTGGACCGTAGACAAACTAGCAGCAGTTAGCACCGCAGGTATCTCTGAAGGCGTTGACGTAAGCACCTATTCTGACGAGTTCACCGATCGCGTCCGTCTTGGAAACTACACCCAGAAGTTCCGCAGAGCTTACCAGGTTTCTGATCTTCAGGAAGCAGTAGACTCAGTCGGTCCCGCTAAGTTCGCTCAAGCAGAGTCTAAGGCTCTTCGTGAACTAAAACGCGACATCGAGGCCACCCTCTTGTCTGACAATGAACAAGACGTTGAAGACGGAAGTGGATCAAATCCATACAAGTTGCGTGGACTCGGCAAGTGGATCCAGAACGGTGCGCAAGCTACCAACCCGGTTCCTGCGGCTTACCGCACTCCTGCTGATAGCGTTTACGACATCAGCACTTCTGGTGCGTTCACGGAAACTGCGATGAACAACATCATCACCTCCATCTACCGTGTTAGCGGTGCTATGGATGGTCTGACGTTAGTTGCTGATACGGCTCTCCGCCGCATCATCAGCGACTTTGCTCGTCTTGACCCAGACGGTGATGGAGCTGGAACGTCCATCCGTAATGTTAACTACAATGGAGAATCTGCTTCGATCAAACTGAGCGTTGAGCTTTACCAGTCTGATCATGGTATTGTTTCCATCGTAAACATGAACCCTGATTGTTCACCCGACACCACGAACAAAAACCGTGGTTACTTCCTCAATCCAGAATATGCCAGCATTGCTGAACTTATTCCTGTTGGAAGCACTGTCCTCCCCAACATGGGTGGCGGTGATCGTGGGTACGTTGACTGCGCGCTTACTCTCGCAGTACACCACCCAGGTGCGCATGGTAAGGTAGAACAGTAAGTTTTACTGATTTACTTTTAGTATAATAGGGGAGGCTGGGCCAGTTCTGGCCTCCCCCTTTTTTTATGAATCTTATCACTTCACTTCCTAAATATAGCGACGGAGAAATCGACCGTGCATTTATGCGTGAAATACGCACTGGCTTCGAGCGTGAAAAAAGGCTTGAGGAGGCTCGGACAAATGTGGCTAGGAAGGAAGCCCAAGAGCTTAAGGGAACTACTCATCCTGTTTTAGGAAAGCCCGTAGCGGTGATGCCTCACCGGGAGTTCTTTAGACTTACAAAGAAGTATGGCCACGATGCCGTGCATTCAAAAGAATTTTTGCAGTATTACAACAAGAAGCATGGGGACTTGTCCCCCAACAATGCATAATGCAGCTAAAAGCGAACAAAGACCTATACGATTTAATATCTGCACTAGCAGGTACATCTGACTTCACTCCTGCGGAAATTGGTCATTTGTTGGCATTAGCTAATCGTCGAATGTATGAGGCGTACAACCGTACTCCTTACTGGGTGAGGTACTTAGTCACGGGAGAATCCAGGCCAGTGGCTAGTTCCATTGTAACATTTGAGGAAGTCTCTGGATATACACCAATTGGTGAATTTTTGCGTATACATCGCACCGATCCATTCGTTCGCAATTCGGCGATCGAGTATGAATTTTATGTTCAGAGCGATGGCGCACACATACTCAACCTCACTACGGCAGATGCCTCTGAGGTTTTTGTTACATACAAGAAGAGGCTAACACAGCTAACTAGCCTGGATACGGCAGATAGCGGTCTTACAGAAGTGCCTCAAGAATTTTTCTATTTTATGGCTCATGCCACATATGCCGACTTTCTTAGACTTGATGGTCAACACCAAAAGGCTGTACTGGAAGACCAGATTGCAGAGAAGTATCTGGAAGAAGAAATGGATAACCCACAGCAAGTAGCTAACAATAACACCGTAGGCAAACGCTTTAAAACCTATGTATCTCAACAAGCACGATAAATGAATAGTCTAGTAACAAATCTCTATCCTCGTCCTAATGGCATTATCGCTGGAGAAAACCTATCTTGTGCAACCACAGGATCTGGTGTTCAGCTTGCAGCCCTCGATGCAGACACAAAGTATGTAATGATTGATGTCCAGGATAATAACGTCATCGTAACATTTGATGGCACTGCTCCTACCGCAGCTAATGGTCATCTTCTGCTAAAAGAGAAGGGTCTTATTACCCTTAGCGCACTTAGCGCAAAGGCAGCAAAGTTCTTGGGATCTGGTGGCACTGCAATTGTCCACGCTTCACAGTTTGTGTGATGGGCAATGAAGTTCACAAGTTCCTTGTTGGAGCTTCTGGATCAGTGCTGGCAGTTTCTTTTCAAGGAGTAAGCCAGTTGCTATCCATAGCGGCGTCCATGTTTACCATTGTGTATATGGGACTCTGGATATATAAGACGGTTAAAGAACTGAAGAAATGAATGGTGAGCTGGTAGCCATGCTTGGAGGCGGGGTTACGGGATTTGTAATGAAACTAATCTCGGCCCAAATGAACATTCAGGCAAATGCTATCAAATCCATGATTCAAAAGCAAAGTGCAGCAGATGTTTCAGCAGACAAAGCAGCTCAACGATCCGATGAGGGAGGAGCATGGGTTAGAAAGCTCATCGCTATGTGCATTTTGTTTTCAGTGGTATTTGCTCCCTTCATTATGGCATTTTTCGACATCCCTGTAACGGTAGAGGGTGGAAAGTCTGGTGTGCTTAAATTTATAGGAATAGGAGCTGACAAGTGGAAACATTTAGAAGGGTTTGTATTATTGCCTGAAGTGAGACAGGGGATGCTAGCACTACTAGGATTTTACTTTGGTTCTTCTCAGGTTAAATAATGAAAGTGAGTGAAGATACATCAGTTACCATTCCTCTGCGCAACTTGGTTGCGTTGATTGGTTTTACCATCATCAGCGTAACGGGGTACGTAAATATGACAGGACGTATAACCACTTTAGAAAATGCTCAGAACATTAGGGACGTAGAGATTGCGATGAATACTGAGTTCCGTATAAAATGGCCTAGAGGAGAGATGGGAGCTTTACCCGAGGATGCTGAACAAAACCTAAGACTGAATTATTTAGAGAAGAACTACGATGAACTATCCGCATCCGTAGAAAAGCTCAAGGCTTACGGAACAGTCAATTTTGAATTAAAGGACAAGAAATACTTAGACATTAAGGAATAATATGAAATACGGAAAACGCAAATCATGTGGTGGCTACGGTAAGGGTCGCAAAGGAAAGAAGTAGTGTAAGACGTGGCAATAAATAAGAAAAACATGCAATGCAACAAGCCCCGGAGACAAGTGTCTGGGGGCAAGAAGTTTGTTGTAAAGGCGTGCCAAGGCGGAAAAGAAAAGATAGTACGTT